CCACATCAGACGGTCAATGCCACCTGAACAATGGAATGACTACTGTAAGTTTGCATCAAGGTGGAGGAAAAGCCGACCAGAACATAAAAAAGTTATTGCTGAAAGAAAAGCTGATAGAAAAGAAAGAACAGCTGAAAGAGCAAAACTAGCAAGGCTGAACGTTTACTATAATTGTAAGCCAGGCGAGTTGGTGTTTCTAAGAATAAGTTAACATAATAATAATGCTAAATTACATTATGGTGTTCGTATACGTGACAAAACGAAATGCGGTAGGCCTAGAAAATTTTTATAAAATTTTTACTTTTTCTCTTAACAGTTAGGAAGAGTCTTTTATATTATTTACGTAAGGAGATAAAAACAATGAGAAAGATGGTTTTGATAATGATAATTCTTGCTGGCTTGGTAATGATGGAAGCAAATGCTGCAGAATATCCAAGAGCAGAGAGTGCTAGAACAAACATTGAGTTGGCTTATGACAACAACTTGATATCAGCTGAAACAAGAACAAACATTATTCAGTTGTGTTATGATGTTCAGGAGTCTCACAAAGCTAAAGCTGAAGAACTTAAAAACTGCACTTCTATGGAAGAAGTAAATGAGATCAGCCTGAAGTACAGAAAAGCATATGTTTGGAAATATTGGAAAGCATACAAAGAAACAATTGAAGTATTGTTCAAAGATCATCCTGAAATAAACTGGGTTATAGATCCATACTTGCCAGCTGACTGGGCTGCTGAACAGATGTAAGAGAACATAGGAGAAACGGGAAGCCAAGAGTTACAATATTATCACAACAAGACTTGATAGAATGGGAACTTTATTACAACAGGCCTGCTTCTGAGTTGATATTTCTTACAATATCTGAGCATTTTGCTTTTCCACACTCTGAAGAGTCAAAACACAAGACGTCTGAAGCAATGAAAGGAAAGAAACATTCTGAAGAAACAAGACGAAAGCTGTCTGAAGCTCATAAAGGAAAGAAACTCCCGCCATTCTCAGAAGAGCATAAACAGAAAATATCTGAAGCGCGCAAAGCGTATTGGGCTAGAAAGAGATCATAAATTAAATAATAAAAACGCACTCCAACTATAGAGTGCGTTATTTGTTTAGTTATTAACTATATCTTCTTTAGGACTCTTTTTGAACATTGATACAATTGTTGCAATAGAGTCAATGCCCAAAACACCAGCCAAAGTTATAACTGCCGTGCTAACAAAGTCAGCCGGCATGCCAACAAACGTGATAAGAAAGTATGCTGCTCCAATAAGGAGCGCACTTTCAACACCCTTTACATACTTGTTAGAGAAAAACTTGTTGAGTTTGCTCTTCTCTTCAACAACTACCTCTTTAGTTTCTTCTGCCATATAATTTATCACCTCATTTATTTAATTAGAATGGACTTATTGCATTACCAATAGTTCCAACAGTATTACCAACCATTCCAGCGAACGCATTTGGGTTTACTGAAAGTGAAGCCAAAGTTCCATAAAGAACCTGTCCCATTTGAGAACCACTGTTGTCCATAGCTTCTTGGAAGAAGTCTGAAAGGTTGAGCTGTCTGTTTGCGATCTTGTAAGCGATGTCACTCATGCCGATCTGCTGAGCCTGCATAACAAGCATGTTTCTCAACTGATCTTCTGTATAATTTGCCTGAATGTCAGCAACCTTGTTAGCGATCTCTCTACTGTCAAGAGACTGCATTTCAGAATAAGCTTTACGCCATGCTGGGCTACCAGTAATGTTTTCAGCTTCTTGCTGTATTTCGTTTGAAGCCATTTCATTTTGACGCTGTTCCCAAATAGACTCAGCATTCTCTGGAGACGCAACACCTCCACCATAAGCAGCAGCAACCTTGTTAGCTTCATCACCCATATTTGACGCGAATGTAGCTAATGAGTTCATCCAAAGATAGTCGCGTGTACTTTTATCAATGTCGCCATTAGCATACGCATCCCATATTGACTTAGCTGTTTGCTTGTATGCTTGTTCCTTTTCTTTTGGCATCATACCAGTGAAGCGCTTTGACTGCTCATACTTTGGTGGCAACTTAACTCCAGAAGAAAGAGTTTTTTCATCTGGCTTTTTTATCTCTGGCAGTTTATCAGGAGCAGCTGTAAGATCAACTTTTTTGTCAGCGACCTCTTTTATCAGCTTTCCTGCTTCAGTGTTAGCCAAAGAAGTGATATCGCCTTTCTCATCAACATCAGCAGACATACTTAAACCAGTATCGCGTGTATCTTTGAAAGGTTTGTTTGCAGCATCGATCTCTTCTTGAGTTTTACCAATAGCTTTACCTTGCTCTCTTAAGATCTTTGCACCTTCTTTAGCAGTTCCGCCATTCGAAGCAGCTTTTGCCTGTTTGTATGGACTTAATTTCTTTTCTGCCATGTTATTCCTTCTTATTTATTTAGCGCCATCTTTTGTCGCCGTCGTCTTCCTCTTCGAGCTCTTTCATAAACTCTTCAAGCTCTTCTTCTTCAGTTTTTTCTGTAGCAGGAGCATCAGCATCGTCTTCAGCTGTATCAGCTTTCTCATCTGTTGACTCTTCTTTCTCATCAGCTTTCTCATCAGGCTCAGCGTTGTCAACTTCTGCTTCAGCTTCAACTTTAGCTGGCTCAGCTTCATCATTTCCTGCTTCAACCTTTACATCATCTTCATCAGCTTTAACTTCAACATTGTTTTCATTAAGAACATTGCGAAGTTTGTCAACTGTTGATGTAATGTTTTCAATAAGTTTAACAATGTAGTCTTCATCAGCAATGTCAGAGTAGTCTCTGTCATATTCATCCATTGACTCTTTGTATAAGTCAAACTCATCGCCGTTCAAACCTTTCATTGTTTCAACGTAAGGATCGAGTTTATCCTTAAACTTCTCTGTCCAGCCTTTAAGCTTTTCGCCATACTGATAGTCAGCATCAGCTTTGTCAGCTCTTTCCAACAATGCTTCAACTCTGTCAAGCAATGCTTCTATCTCTTCAGGTGTTCTTGCCATTCCTTATATTCTCCTATATAATTTTATTAGTCTCAAATATTTCCCATCAATGCCTGAGCTTGTTCTTGACCCATGTAGTTTGATGGTTGATAGTTGCCATTAAGAGCAGCATCAAATGAGCCATTATTCATAGCATTCTGCATTTGTTCATTTACTGCTTGTCCAAGTTGTGTTGTTATTGCCATTTCCATATTTGTCATAGCATTAACGTCTTTATTCATTGAGATGTCATACAACTTCATAAGTTTGTTAATGTCTTCACGGTTGCCTTCATGGTTTGACGCTCTTAATGAAAGACATGTTGACAGTATCTCTTCTTGTAACATCTGCAATGGAATGTAGTCTGGGATGTCATATACATCTCTTTCAATACAGTCATCAATAACTGACATAACAGCATTGATAGCATTGTTAGCCAAAGAATATCCTTGCTGCAAGTCAGGTATTTCCATCAACTGTGCAATACGAGACTTTGGAATAAGTCCTGCAGCGTTAAATGCTAACAACTGTTGTAACTTTGTTGATGGATCTTTTGACAATGACTCAGCTGCAGAGAACTGAATAACAAGCATGTCTTTAGCTTCAACAATATCTCTCCATTTAATGCTGTTTCTGTTTCTGTTAGGTGGAAGAATATCCTCATCCTCTGGGAATAAGTCCATGCATTTCTTAGCAATGTCAGTGTAAGCTCTAATAACGCTATTAAGTTGTGTTTCAAAACGGTCTGACTCAATATCTTCCATAGTAGCTAAAGCAACACCAGAGTCAAGGCCTTTTGGCTTTTGTGATGTAGCAGACAACTGAGAAATACCAACAAGCTCATAAGCATCTTCTTTAAACTGTCTCAATGCTTCAAACCACTGAGGGTCCATGAATGGATGTGTTGCTACAGTAACAGGACTTCCTGTCATATTTGGAGTTGCTTGATACTGAATAATGTTACCAATTCTGTTAGAAAGTTTGGAAGCTCTGATGCCGCTTCCTTCTGGAATGAAATACGTTAATGGGTCACTCAACTGTGATGCATCTTTAATTTTATTAACTAATGCATCTATTTCAAGCTGAATGCCATAAAGTTGGTCAACAACAGAAGAAGCAGAATAGCCTTTAACTGGGTCAGTGTAATAAATGAATACAAATGGAAGAGGCTCATTCCAAGGCGACTCATCGTACTTCTGTTCTTCTTCAATGTATTTAACATACTTATGATCTTCAAGGTTCCAATAATGCCAAACAGTTGTGTATTTGTTTATGTTGTTTTTTGAAAGAACATCATCTTGTTTCCATACAAGGTGCTTAATATCATTGTAAGAAGCCTCAGAGCTAAGAACTTGTATTTGCCATGGCATAATTCTTGAAACACATTTAGTTTCAACATCAATATAAATGACACCTCTATCAAAAATACAAGCATCTTTGAAAGCAAGCGTTATCTGTTTATTCCAGTTCTGTTCATCAGATATTTGGTCAAAGAACACTTGCGCTTGTTTCACAACTTGCATGTCTTTGAATGAACCATTTATCGTGTTAAGAAATGGTCTAACTTTCTTAGAGGCTATCTTTGATGTTAAAGTATCAACACAAGTCTTAATGACATTTTGCTGTACAGATGATGTTGTGTCATCTTCTATATCAAAACGACCTTGCTGATAGTAACCAACAACTTCTTCATCTGACAAGTTCTCCATAGAAATAGTTGGAGAATACTCATACATTCTTAAGTTACGACGGCATTTAGAGCGATAAGTGCCACCTTTGTTCCAAATTGTTTTTATCTCTGGGATATATTTATTTTCTTTTTTCATGTGTTACTTCCATACTGACTGCTGTTGAACAGGTCCACCCATACCTACTGCATTAGCTTGAGCTTCAACTGGCTGAGCTCCATTTATTCTATTGTTAAGCAGTTCTTGCATTTGAAGAAAGCGTCTGCCTGGGTAGTTTGCTTGCTGAGCAGAAGGCATCTGGTCTCTTGTAATATTTTGAGTTCCGATATTCATAAAAATATTAGTCCTTCTTAATATAAGTTAGTGTATGCTCTTCATTAAACATACAACTGTAACTGGCACTATAGCAATAATAAACACAGTTTCACCAATGATGATCTTATTCATCAATTCGTTGGTTTTCTCTGATGTTTTGTATTTCTCTGATAGCATCTTCAGCTCGTTGCTTTGACTCTCGATAGTTTGACACTGATAAGTTACCGTGTTCTCGAAGCTGTTTAACTGTGTTTCTGTAATGTAGTACTTTGCTTCCGAGAAAGCCGGCAACAACAGAAACAATAACAATAATAATGTAGCCAATAAGCGTTTCATTCATCAATGTCTCCCATTTGTGTATCTTCTGGCGTTGTAGTACACCCACTGTCCTTTAGATGGCGCATTCTGAAAGTCAGTAAACTCTTTGTCATCCATAGGAAATGTATATGCTTTGTCACCGCCAGCATAAACTATTTCAGCTTCTTGTCTTTCTGGGTGATACTCAACAGAGTCTATAGCTGATGAGTCATAGTCAACGCCATTGTAAGCTGTGTCTAAAAGTCCATGAACAGATGATCCAGTCCCAAGCATTCCAAACATAATAAGTTAGTCCTTTTTTCTTTCAATGTCAGCAAGGCCAGCAACTATAGACTCAAGCTGTTCCCAAGCATCTTTATCACTGTAGTCAATGTCATCATCAATGATAACTCTACCAATGTTGCCATCTTTTAATGCTTCATCAAGAAGCGGCTCAATTTTGTCAAGGAGCTTTTCTTTATCAACCTTTAACACACCATTGTCATCAACAATGCAGTCTTTGAAATATTCAGTTTCCTGTAATGACTGTGCAGTTGTTCCTACATGGATGTCATCATCTTCACCCGCTTCAGCTTGCGCTTCAGGCTTATATTTATACTCAACAGAGTCAATATGTTCTAAAGCGTCATCAGCAGATGCTTCAGGTAAAATATCTTTAGCTCTTTCATCTGAAGTACCATACTCAATATCTCCACCTTGAATAGCTGGTGCATTTGCTTTTGCTTTACCATTGTTCCATCTGTCTGCTAATGAACTTGCTCCAGACTTTATAGCACTTCCGACGCCTGTTTGGTTGACTGTGTTAATAGCATTTCCAACTGTATTGCCAATAGCTTGCTGTTTGGCAGCATTAACATTCATGTCAATGTCAGCTTGTTTAAGTTCATTATTTATGCCTTCATCAATAGCATTTGACTTAGCTTCCATTCTTGACTTAACATTCTCAGCGCCAACATTGTTGAGGTTTTGCTGGTTGTTTGTCATACCAGCATTAGCAGCAGCCATCGAGTTGTTAAACTGCTCTGTGTTTGTTTGTGTGTTTTTAGCAGCAGCATTATTTCTGTTCATTGTCTGCTGTCCTGCTACTGTCATTGCATCATTCATAGCATCGCCATGCAAGTCTTTCGTAGCAGTAGCATAGTAGTTTCTAGCGTGTTCAAGTGCCTGAGTTTTTATTCTTGCTTGTGCAGATGCGTTCATGTTGCCTAAAGCACCACCAACAATGCCACCTGCTATAGCTGTAAATATTTGATACATATCTTTATGCTTCTCCTCTTGCTTTACAAATAGCTTTGTATTTAGCAATAGCAACGTTAAGTCTGTGGTTGAAAGAGTTTACAGGCTCTTTCATATTTTCATCAGAAAGTGCCAAACCTGTAGAAGCGCCTTGAGCAGCGCCACTTAATGTTCCACTAAGAACATTAAACTTAGCGCTGTTAGTTGCATTCTTAAACTGGTTTTGAAGGTTTTGAAGCTGACCCATTCTGCTTAAGTAGTCATTCTGAGTTGCAACTTTATTGTTAGCATAGTTCTGTGCTATTCCAGCAGTGTCTGTTGTAGTGTTGCTTGAAGCAACTTCACCAAGCATGCCAGCCTGAGACTTAGACAAGCCAGAGTTGAGTGCATTCTGTTCACTTGTAGCAGCAGATGCTTGCTCATTAGCAGCAGCGGTTTTTGTAGCTTCCTGTGCATCAGAAACTGTTGGTGTACCTGAACTATTGTCACCATTCTGTCCATTTGCCAACATCATAGTCAAAGCAGCTCTATCATTAGCTGTTGGGTTAAGGTTACCACCCATCATTGCCATTGCTGCTGCTTTAGTTGTATCATCAGCGTTATTAAAAAGGTTTGCAGCAGTTAACTGCCAGCCGAGCATTCCAAGGTTCATTAACTATCTCTCCATTTAGTAAGCATTTTTTATTCTAACAAAGTCAGCATCTTGTCCAAGACTTGACTCAAATGTTGCTTTCATATCATCATATAAAGCTTGAACACCAGAGCTATCTGCATTCTGTTTACACAAGAAGCGAACTGCCATGTCAGCTGCAATAAGTTGGAAATACAACTCTTTAGGAAAGTTGAGTAATGTATCAGGCATTCCAGAGTAAACTGTTGCATCAGTTCCATTTGAAGCAATATGTCCATACTTTATTGGACATATAACAACTGGGTCAGGAACATACAAGTCTTCAACCCAAATTGTATTATCGTTTCTGATAAGGTAAAGTGACTTATTGAAATAGAATGAAAGATAACTATCAAAACGAGGCGCTGGAAATGGTCCATAATTTGATGCAAGTTCATCATCTGACATCTCTGCTTTGAACAATGTTGTGTCTGTGTCTTTATTTACAACAAGCCAATAGTTTTTTGTATCAATAATAGTTGAACATAATGATCTTCCATCAGCATAGTCAATGTAATGCGCATACTTTGACTCATAGTAAGAGTTTTGAGTTATGTCATAAACATTAAACTTTTCTGCTTCTTGCTGTTCATTTATAATTCTGTTATAGTTGAAGTCAAAACCAACAATTGGTGCATTATCATACTGTTTAGATGATATGACACTACCTTTGAAATTGAAAACAGTAACATTGTTAGATGCATCAACTTCAATAAGGTGTCCATTTCCTAAGTAGTATTCTTTAGATGCATCAATATTGAAGTTGGCTAAAACTTGTTCAGTAACAACATTATAAACAGTGCCGTCATTCAATAAAACAGAGTCACCTGCTGAAGAAATAACATCTTCAGCTAAGTTTGCTTCTAAAGGTTTATCAGGAAATGTAAGATAAAGTGGTACAACCCAATATGTTATTAAAAGTTGTTCATTAGTTGTTCCATAAATTCTTATCTTATCATTAACAACTTCATAAGAAGGTGCAAATGAAGACGCTGACTCAGCATGTCTTGGTAACAATGAACCACTAAAGCGGCCTTTAACGCTTCTTATTTGATATAAGTCAAAAGGCATTTCATATTCTGTATAGCCATTATTAGCATTTGGGTTAAGCAATGCAGCTTCTTTGATGAAAGCTGCATCATTGTGGTTGATAAGGTATTGATAAATAGTTGTCCAAGAGTCATTAAGATATTGCAACTGTTCTTTATGACTTATGAAGTCAGTGTTTGATAAGTCAGCAATGTTAAATGCTCTTTCTACGATCTCTCGAGCTGTATATTTCATCTGCTATATATTCCTTTTATAATTTATTAGTCTCTAAGAAAAAAAACATAATAACATAATAACATAATAACATAATAATACAACAATAGTTAAATTATTCGTTTTTCTTATTTATTATGCAAACTAAAAAGGCCACTCTTAACGAGCAGCCTATAAATAAAATATATAACACACGGGCTTTACCCGTGCATTTGCCTTTACTTAGTTTAACTTAGTCTACATAAGCAGGGAGTGTTGCTGTGTTAGCATCAGAGAAGATACCTACAGCAGCATTGCTTGGGTTCAATACAACGAATGAACCAAACAACTGGTAGCAAGCTCTTACTGACTCACCATCAGAAGTCAACTGACCTGGAACAACAGAAAGAACATCGTCGATCATAAGTTTGAATGCGTTGTCTTCTTTGCCTTTGTCGTCGAACTCTTCTGGGTTCTGTTTACCTGGTTCGTTGTTAGCCAAACCATCGTGAGCGATCTCACTGTTTGTATAAGCGAACAACTCAACACCATCAGCATCAAGAACGTAGAATACACCCTTTGGACAGTATGGGTCATCATAAACATTGTCAACCCAAGAAGTGCTCATAGCAAACTGAAGGTTAGAGAAGCCTTTAGTTGCTGTTTTCTTACCTTTCTCAGATGTCAATGTCATAAATGAGTTTGTTGTCTCAAGAGCATTTGATACATCAAGCCAGTCTTCATCATTCATGATAATGAAGTTTGATACAGCACCGTGACGGCGAGCTTTCTGGATAGCTTTCTGCAATGTTACAAGTTTTGGTTCAGATGCAGTAAGTGGAACGAATGAACCAGCCAAAGCTTCTGGGTTAACAGAGCGTGTTACACCGAAGAATGGAGTAGCGATATATGTTGGCCAGCTTGAACCAGCAGCATCACGACCCTCAAGAATTGGCAACCAACCAGCGAGACCCATTGGAAGGTTTGGAGCACCGTTAGCATCCATAGAACCTTTAAGAGCAACAACGTCAGTAGCAAGTGCTGAGTAAGAAGCAGATGGAGTTACATTTACTGTGTTGCCATCGATAGAGTTAACTGTCAATGTTACAGCTTCAGTTGTTGACTTAACGCTTGACTTCAAAACAAGCTGTGAGCCAACATCAATTGCCATAATAGCATAGTTTGGAAGAGTGATATCAATTGGAGCAGTTGTCATTGTGTAAGCAGCACCAAGAACTGCAAGTTCACCATAACCACGTCCATAAAGAGCAGCAGCGAGTGTCTTACGGAAAGCTTCAGCAGCAGCAAATGACTTGTTGCCAGCAACTTTCATATAAGCACCACGGCGAGTAAGAGAAGCCTGAACTTCTTTAGCATTGAAAGAGAAATAAGAGAAGATCTGTCCTGGAGTTACAACGAACTCAGCGTTCTTTGCATTCTGAGCAGCAACAGCAGCAGCTACAGTAGCATCAGCAGAAACAGCACCACCACGAGAATAAATAGCAGCAAAGCGCTGTTCTTTACCTTCAACCTTAGTTGTACCGATCTTCTGCAATGCAGGAGAGTTTCTCTTCAAGAGGTTCTCAACACCATCTTTGTACCAAGTCTTGAGAATTGCAAGAATAGCTCTATCAGTAGAAATAGCCATAAAATAAATTCCTTCTTCTGTATCGTCCCAGTCGCCGGACAAATGTTTATTTTCGTAAACACCAATGCGGCAGTCTTTCACATCGACTGTTCGAAGCATTTACGTATTTATTAGTCTAAGTTATCTTTTTGCATCTTTGTTCATCTTATCAATGTTCATTGTCGTTTCTATTCTTGCAATAGACACTGATAAACCATTCAACTGAGAAAGAATTGCTGCTAAAGCTGTATCAGATGCTGCTTTAACATCATCTATTTTTTCAGCATTTTCTTTGTCAGCATTTTCCATTTTTTCTGTCAACTCTTTATTAGCTTTTTCAAGTTTAAGTATATCATCATGCATTCTGTGGTGCTCAGCCATAACTCGTCCTAGTTGATATATAACCATCAATAATGGTAATATATAAGCAAGTTGTCCTAAAATGCTCATAAGTTCCATTTCTTATACCTCAACTCTTGTAAATGAGTAGTCCTTAAATGTCAAGCAGTGAATGCCAGCACCACTTCCAGACCACCAGAATATTCCTGCTGGATATAATACTGCGCCAGCTGGACTGCCCTCAAACCCACAGCAATACATCGCTGGACAAGATGTGCTATTTATGAAACAGCATCCATTAAGTTCAAGTCCAATATAAGATGCATATGCACAGTTATTATCATGCATACACATATTCGTCATAGCTGGGAAACAAATGTTTACATTATCGAAACAGTTTGGGTTTAATGTTCCACTGAATGTTGTAGCGCAAGTAGTGTAAACGTTGTCACCATTATTTGCCTTAGTTGTAACAGAACCACTGTAAGTATGAGTAGTTGTGAAGCAGAGTGCATAAATAATAGTGTATATATTATGTCCACTTGCAGCTGGACCACCATCAACAGAACATACGTAGTTATAGCCATCTCCATCTACTTCTGAATGATATGTGAAGCCACAGCCTGATGTTACTTGAGTTGTTGCATTGATATAGAAACAAGCATTCTGTTCAGTGAAGTTGAGTGCTAAGTAACCATCATTAAGTGTCCAGTTGTTATAACAGCCACTATATGGTCCACAAATAGTAATGACATCATCATCTGGAATACTGATAGCACAGCAGGCTGTACCTGCTGTATTTAATATTAAGTTACCGTTAGAGTAGAAGCAGAGTGCCTCTGTTGATGCGCGTCTCTTACAAATGAATGTTGGCGTAATAAGTATATCGGTGTTTGTTGGATAAACTATTGGGGCATACTGAGTACCACCAATATTGACTTTCATCGGATGCGTTGATGAAGCGCTCAACTGCAAGTAATATGGTGTACCAGAAACTGAAACGCCTAAATAATGACTACCTGCTGGTTGATATGTTCTTAATGGTGTACAACAAGTTACACCACCATTATTAAAGTAAAGTGCTGGCATCTTTCTTTCTCCTATCCCAGTATGCTTTACGAGCTTCTGACATCTTGTGTTTAGACTCTTCAGACATCTTCTTTCCCTTATTCCAAGTTGGCTTTCCTTTCTTAGCTTCAGACAACTTTCTCTTATGCTCTTCAGAGAATGTCTTGCCTCTATTAGGCCCAGGCTTCCCTTTATTCCAAGAGTTTCCTTTCTTTGCTTCTGACATCTTACGCTTTGTTTCTTCAGACATTGGTAAAGAACTATGTTCACTCTTTGTCAAGAATATCAACTCTGAAGCAGGCCTGTTGTAATAAAGTTCCC